CACTGGCTGTGTTGATCTTACAAGCATCGGACAAGAGGCGCGTCCCATGGCCGACAAAATTATTGAGATTGGTCTTGCGCCAGTGGAAGAGTATTATGGCTCTGAAGTCATGCTACACTACCCGGGTTTATACGCGGGCAGCACAGATTTGGTATGCTTACACAATGGCAAAGAAACTATTGTTGACTTCAAACAAGCTAACCGTCCGAAAAAACAAGAATGGATCGAAGACTATTATTTACAAATTGCCATGTACGCAATGGCCCACGACTACGTCTACAACAGTAAGATTGAGCAAGGAGTTATCATGGTCTGCACGCCTGATCTATATTATCAAGAGTTCAAAACAGAAGGCGCTGACCTTCGAGCCTGGAAACACAAAGCACTAAAAAGAATTAACATGTATAATGAACTTATACATGACGAGAAAGAAAGAACAACACCAATGAAAGCGGAGGACTTTAATGACAGACCAGACGAGATGGGGAATACCCGAAGTACAACTAAAAAATAAAGTTAAGAAATACCAGGACGATAACTTTAATGCAGCGTTAACTCATGCAAAAAATCTAAATGGTAAAAATTTAGGTCAATTAATATTTGAATTACAACAATTAAAGGAGGAAAAAAATGAACGAAATGTTGTTTAGAACGCTTCTAAAAAGATACGAAGCTACGATTGAGGATGCACTGTACAAGATACAGTCGTTTAATGAGAATAATATAATAATACCAGAACACATTGATATCACTGGTGAGATCGATAAACTGCTGTTAATTATTGCTGAAGCTGAGGATAAAGTGGCAATAATGAGGAAGTATTATGTCCAAAATAAGGCAGATAAGCAGGTACTATAGCCACTGTATATGTATGGTAAAAAAAATAAAATAAAAAATAAAAACTACTCTAAAAATAATGTCATTCTGTCACTTTGGTCTAGAAGTGTTGGTATATATGACTTTAGGGTAGACAAAATGTTGTTAAAAAAAGTGTCACCTGACAGATTATTTTGTCACTTAGTGCAGTATTTCAGTTTGCCTATGCGCGCGCGATACAAAATTCTGGAAAAACTGATTTTTTTTAGATACATATACAGAATATGAAATCCAGAAAAAAATCTAGAAGAATTGACAGCTACGAGAAACCTAAGACTGTAAAACAACAGGTTAAGTTTCCATACAAGCGTGTACGTATAGATTGGATTGATATCATCACTGAAGGCGGCTGGGGTTCTGAGCGTGAGTTTAAGAACATGAAACTAGCTACACCTGTAAGCGAGGGTTGGTTGTTTAGTAAGGATGAGGAGACTGTAAGAATCTTTGCTGGCTATGACGTTGACGATGATGGTTCTATTACTTTTTCTGAGCGTTCTGTGTTTCCGACTTCTTGTGTGAAGAAGATAACGAAGGTTCACTAACTTCAATTGCCTCAACAACTTCAGCATCATCACTCAAAAGACTTGCGTAGTCTTCTTCGATCTGTGCCATCTTCATTTCTAGTTGTTCTTCTGTCATATCTTCTAATTTGCCATGTTTTATTATTTTTCTGTCTATGTATAGTCCTCCTGCCTTTCCACGATTTGTTTCAGCGTTTACAGCAGCAGAGAAAGAATTCTTTTTCAAGGCTAGGTTCTTAATTCTTGCTAATTCTGCGATGTGGTTTTCGTACGTCACACCAAATTTTAGATCTCTTTCTTGTTCTAATTCATCTTTGTATTTGACAACCAATGGTGACTGTCTTGGGTTAGTAAGTTCAGCCCCTTCTTGACGTGCTCGTTTGACTGAGTATCCGGCTAGTTCTGCTGCTTCAGCTTTGTTAACAGGACCTTCTGGTCCGCCAAACACAAGGTATTGGCAAAACCTTTTTTGCATTTCTGTTAATCTTTTTGGAACTCCCATGTTGACTTTTTAAGGTAACTATCCTATATTGTCAATACTATGAAAGTACACAGAACTACAGACGAAATGGCCTTATTAATTGAAGAACACAAAAAAGAAATTTGGGAATATAAGCAAAAAGAATCTGAGTGGGTTAAAACAAAAAATTTAGCTGACGGTTACAAGAAAGTTATTGAAGAGCTAAGTTCTAAACTTGTAGAGCAAGAAAAGTATATACAAAATTTAGGTCAAGAAATTGAGAAACTTGTTGAAGAAAAAAACAAATGAGAGTAAGAGACCTACAACAATTTTTAGAATCATTTACAGCTAGAGATAAGTCTGCGTCTGGTCAAGGTAATGCCATTAGTGACGCTGTCATCTACGTTGAAGTAAATGGTCAACTACGAGAGATTAAAAAAATGGAAGTACACGAGAACAATCAAACTATATTTGGACTAAATAAAAACCATCACTCTCACCGTCTTGTCATGAAAGTGGCAGAAGCATCAAGCATAATTATACCTGATAAGTTGCGTTAGAGCGTGTTGTGGTTACCTTGAAAAACATATGGGCCCAGAGGCAAAATTTTACCAACAAATCAAAAAAAATTTTAAGTCATTTTCACTTATTCGACTTGAAAATTCTAGCTTACTTGGTACTCCTGATCTATTGGTCTGTAATACTTCTGGGCACTTTCGTACTATAGAATTAAAGGTTACTAAAGGTAACAAAATCCGATTCAGTCCTCATCAAATTGCGTTCCACGTGAAACATCCTGACAATACTTTTATCATGGTAAAGGCCCTCGGTCCTTTACCCAAGAAAACTTCTTCAGTTTTCTTGTTCCATGGTTCAAGAATCAAGGAGCTTGCCGCTTGTGGCTTGTCGCTTGACGCTTGTTACTCTGGTTGGGACGCTTGTCGCTTGGCGCTTGAAGCTTGAGGTTGGTTCGAAAGCTTGCCGCTTGAGGCTTGACGCTTGAAGCTTGTGGCCCGGACCAGGATGCACGCTCCACTTTCGCCGTCGCGTTCGCTCCGCTAATGACCTGATCCGATTTATTACGTGCGGGTGAGCTGCCTGAACATGCCAGGTCTTCTTTAACAGCGTTGCGCTTCGCTAACTCGTTTCCCGCGTCTCGTAATTCTTTATAATATTTTGGGTGTCTAAACATTTTTAGTGTTTACCATATTCAATATTTTTTACCAGCGGATCCCAACAAGCGCGACAGCTGCCGCACGCGTTGTCTTGGTCCGGGGCTGGACATGTTCTAGATTTTGTTGAGACTGTCGACGTATTGGCCCAGCTCTTGACTGGTCCCTGGTCCACCATCGGTGATGAAAATCTTACAACTAAGTTTGCTGGCGCCTTGTGCATATGGTCCTTTATCCATGCTTCACGTGTGGGCATCCAGTGTCTTTTGTTTGGTGTTAGTTTACAAACTTCGAATATCTTCTCCAGGTGTTGCACATCCTGCACGTCGCCTGAATCGTGCCATCTAAAGACATCAGGCTTTTTGCTGTTGATCAGTGTTGCCATTGCCAGCACCCAGTCAGGATGGTTAATTGCTTCGAGTCTTTTATACTGAGCCTCCTGTACAACTTTAAAAACATAACAACCTTTCAGGGCGTAACAGCCTTCACAAACTGAATTTTTTATTTCTCGTAATTTTTTGCCAGTCTTGCATTCTTTCGCGGGTATACCAATTGACCAGCCTGGCATCTTCGACGGCTTGCTCAGGCCACCAACCAGGGTCCATGCTTCTTTAGTGTTCATAATTCTTTCTCCTTTAGTTTATAGGATACAATAACATTATAATTTAATCTTGTCAAGCTTGCGGCTTGTCGCTTGCAGCTTGAGGCTTGTCGCTTGTAGCTCGGTCCCTGATCCTCGAGCCAGCGCGCATGCTGCAGGAAGACTCGGGCCATTGCTGGCCCGGGACGTCTACTCACTTATTACCGCCTTGGTAAAGTGGTCTCTCATATCTCCTTCATCAGGTTCCTTGTCATACTCTTTGTAACGCTCTGCAGTCTTAGCCTGATCCTCCTTTACCAGCCGCAGGACCTCTTCCAGTGCATTCGCTATTCTTTTTAACTCTTCACTTGATTCACTCATATGTTTTATTCCTTTCTAAATACATCCTACATTATCCCTGAACCATTGTCAAGCTTGCTGCTTGAGGCTTGAAGCTTCAGGCTTCTCTTCTTTAGAATGATTTTTAGAATCATTCTAAAGTGGCTCTCGGTAGGTCTCACCCGAGATTATTCCTAACGCGTGTCGCGCATAGCGTCCAAGACCAATGGGCCACAAATTATTAGCAGGACCCTGAGTTGAGGCCGGCGTGCTTTATTTTAACAGCCCGGGCAACAGGCCTAACAGGTTATCACCTGTCAGGGTCCAGCAAATAATGATCAGTCACTATGCTACGCGGGGGATTACCGGCCACGCTTTCAGGTAACATTCGGGAGCTCCTTTACCGCCCACCGTGTTATAGTGTTTATCTCCACAGTCAATAATGACTGATCCCAGGTCACCTAAAGCTAGTACGCGCCAGCTCTATATAGATGCATCTATCTAGATGACCAGGGATCAGTAGCACTCAATGGCTCTCTTCCAGAGTGCTAATCATCCCACTTGTTTAGAGTGTCAACTTGGGGTGATGGTTATGATACACCCCAAATCTAATTTTTTATCTGAACATAAACAAATAAAAAACATAATTAATATATAATCCTTGACTATCCTATTGTCAAGTAGTAAAACAATTAAATGCAAAATAAAAATAATAACCAGAAAGGTACAATGACTAAAATAAGAATGAATACTGAACTTAGAAATAAGTTATTTAATAAAATAAAAAATGTCTTTGAGAATGAGGACACTCAAG